TTGTCTTACCGGACTGGCGGGACTGTGTGACTATAGAGAATCGTTCTTTCTCAAACTGTTTTAATAATGTCTTTTGATAATCGTAGAGGGGAATTTTAATTTTACCACGATCGACATGAACTATGGTGAAATAATTTTCTGCAAAATAATGTATATCCCCTGCACATTTCTTAAACTCGAGGATTTGTTCCTCGGTATAGGAATGTGTACTTAACCTCCTTGTGAGGAAGGGGTTATTGAGGTAGGGATCGCTCACCTTTTAAGTAAATCTAGGAGATCGGTAGCCGACCCCACAAAAAGATTATTGTTAGTTACCTTTTCTGGTTTAGAGGCGTTGAGCTTCATTTGTTTTTCGTGAAGCGTGGTGATGTGGGATGTGGTATCCCCTAGGGTCTTAATCAATTGACCCACAACCTCATATGCTCGGGGGTGCTCGGATTGCTTAGCGAGTTCTATTAGATCTTCGAGGGCGACATTACCATTCTCAACTAAATTATAATAATTTTCTCGAGCATAGTCATAATCATTCTTAATATCTTTTTCCATAGAATCAGACTTAACAACCTCTTGCTTTTCGTAGGTTGTCAAGACCTGTGGTTCTACTCCAAATGTTTCATCAAGTTTCATTGTAATTATGCGATTGCTAAAAATATGTATGTTGCGGTTGATTGGTTTTGACCTTGGGTCGTATTACCTTTGACAATAAAGCCACTTGGTGCTGGGTCTATTAAGTCAAAAGTTGATTCGGAGCTAGTGTTGTCTAGTTCTAGAACCTTATCGTCTCCGGTTTCAATCCCTCTGGATGTATCCATTATTTTCCAATTACCAGAGTTATCTGTACGCTTAATAAGTACGAACCTAGCACCACCTGCAAACCCACAGTCAATAGTTTGAGATGTTCCGTTACCCGTATAATTCCCAACTTTGCTTACGCCTTCAAGACTGGCGAATAGGTAGGCTATGTAAGGGGTGGTTGAGTTATTATTAACCAATCCAGACCCACCCAGTGTAAATGCCGTTGATGTTGGTTCGACAGCGGGATAACTCCACATTGAACCACCAAGATATGTTAGGGAGTTAGCAGATGCCGCATTACTGTTCAATACAAGATATTTAGTCGCATCACCATGATATACTGCCCAAGTATCAACAGTAATCCTATTCTTAATCCAAATCATTTCTGGAGGAACACCCAAAGAATGATTAACTTCAAAAGGGGCAGTTCCACCTGTATAAGCCACAACATCGAAGAAGCCTTTGGCTCGTTTGAACATCCAAGACATATAATCGGAATTAGTTACTGTCCATCCTCCCCATCCATCATTGAAATCCCAAACATATTCAGATTCATTAACTTCAGCGGCGGTAGTATCAGTATATAAGTGTTTCGTGCCTGTTAATCTAGCACCTATTGAAATTGTTTGAGAGTACGCTGGTCTTTTTTGGAATCCCATATCTACAGGAAATGGGGAGTTGAAAGCTGGTTGTGTTGAACCACTCATTGAATCTGCTATAGCAAACACCTCAGTCCCAGACTCTGGCTCCACCATCATCGGGGCGCGGATTGCCATGTAGATTTTAGAATCTCCATTATTCGTCCATGTTGAGAACCCTGTCGCATCAGGTGTGAATACCTGACTTCCTGATGCTTCTGCATTGCTCAAGTTGGGATATAAGCGAGCATCTATAGCCGTACCCTCTGCGCCAGCACCTCGCATGGTATCCATGATGTGCCAGTTTCCAGAAACATTAGTAGACTTGAATATAACAAATTGAGGTTCCCATCCTATTTCTGCTCTTGTATTCATGCCACTGCCACTACTGTTTGTCATTGAACCACAAGCAATCATCCCATCATCGTCCTCACCGTCTGGGTCGTGGGCGAATAGGTAGGCTACGAATGAGCCACCACTATTATTTACTGTACTGTTATCACCGACTGTAAAAACTGAATCCGTAGGATTAGTGTTATCCCAGTAAGCTATATCTGTAGTGGGAACGTAGTTTTGATTCAACCATAAAGCTTTAGTCCCAGTAGTGGTTCTATGATAAACTTGCCAGCTTTTATCAACATCAAGTCTTTTCACAATAACCATACCCACTTCGCACCCCAGATTATGAGCAATCTCACGCCCAGCAGTTCCATCCCCAGTATAGGTAACAACATCGAAAAAGCGCTCTGCTTTGCGGAATGTCCATGAAACGTAGTCTTGAAGTGCGCCCCATCCGTCCTTGTATTCAAAGCCATCACTATTGAATTGTCCTACTGAATCGTTAGCTCCAGTGCTGTAATTTTCTGAGGAAGTTTCATCAGAAGAAAGCCGTCTATGAGCCCCTCTTTCTGTGTCAGTTATAGAGTGTTTCTCGTTTGAAATACGGGTTTTCACCCAAACCATCCCACCAACATCAGGATCTGCTACATACTCAGTACCACTATCGACAATGGTGGGCGATCCATTAGAAGTAAAATCACCACCTGTCCCGAGGTTTTCGCCAATGGAATATGCAGTGGTCATTGGTAAATACATGATTGGGTTCAATGCAGATAGCGTAGCAGGTGGAGTTGATCCCCCGTTGGCATCAATGAATAATCTGCGGTTACTTGCGGTAGATAAATCACGATAGGTATAGTCTAGGAAAACGTGAGCTAGTCTGCCGTCAAGGAAATTGTAATGATTTCCATTATAAGTGTATGCTCCAAGTTCTTGAGTATTATCTGTAAAATCTATATTATCATTATTATATATAGAAAATGTAGCTCCAGCATTCATATTAATATCATTAAGATACATATATCGATTAGATGTATTAGTTAGGTCAAAAGATACAAGAATATGGAACCAAGTATTATGAGGAAGGGAATAATCGGCAGTTCTTGCATTCAAAATAGTAGAATCTGCTGAATTATAAGCAACAACCTCTAATCTACTACTTATTTGTACCTTTACACCAGAATTGTTATCAGATGTACTATATACCTTAGAACTAGTACCATCATAATATATCCAAGCACTGAAAGTAAATGTCTTTCCATCAGCATTACCCGTGAGGTCGGTACTTCGGCTCAGATAATCATTCGTACCATCAAATTCAGTTGATGTACCTGTCAGAGGAGGAGATAACTTGATACCATTATTAATTGTGATAGGGCTTGAAGCATTATTACCGCTCCATAGATAAGTAGAGAACACATCCTCCACATTCGCGGCATCATCTGAAACTGGAGTCGTACCCGTTAAATTACGAAGTAACGTCATTATGCCATTCCTATACCAGCTGGTATTCCATACCAAGTAGTACCAGAATCAGGAGTTGTAAAGGTGAATATATCAGTTCCAGCAGCTGTAAGTGTTGGCGGAGTTGCTGCAGGCCAAACTAATCCCGACCACCAAGTTAATGGATAAGCTCCCCCATTAACCAATATCAAAATAAATCCAGATGTACCAGTTGTCGGAACATTTGAAAGTGTGAATGAGGACATACTTCCACCATGAGTATGTGTAAACACAGTTCCGAGGGAAAGATCGATAGCCCCATTTGTTCCAATCGTAATATATTTTTCTGTATATGTTAGGAGATCAATATTAGCAGTTCGAATTTCTGCAACATCTAGTTTTGATGTATCACCATCATATCCCTGTACAGTTGTACCAATATCAGCATCCACCATAATAGTTGCATCATATCCCTGTACGGTGGTACCAATATCTGCATCAACAACAATCGTAGCATCAAAGGCTTGAACGGTTGAACCGATGTCAGTAGATTTTACAACACCTGCTATATCACCAGATCCATCTCTCTGAACAATTTGATTTGCTCCAGTACCAACACCATTATCTGCTAGGGTAACTAAATCTGCATCATGCAGGTTTGAATTTTTTACTTTTGTTAATGCCATTTCTTCTTCCTTTTACGCTTTAGCGCTTTAGCTTGTTATGCATCTTCCCAAGAACCCCAAGAATCTGTGAATCCAAAATCATCGTTCTCTGTGGCGGTCACGGGATCTGGTACAGCTGTATATGTTTGTTTTCTATCTGGTGAGTTAACCGGTACATCAGCATACATTGAGGTATCAACTTTCTTAATAACACCTTGCGATGTAACTGGACCATATAATTGTACAGAAGCTGTAAAACTTAGAGTATATACTATAGCTCTTCTTGAAACGAAATCTCCCTCATATGAATCCTCATAGCTCACGGAATCAAGTACAATAGGTATATCCTGACTATTTTTTAATTCTGATGAATCTTTTATCGTCATAGTATATGAAGGAGAGAATGTTGGTAGTATTTGCTCAATGATTTGTATACCATCATCCGAATTCTTTACCATCACAAATAATTCAAAACTCACATTATAAGGTACAGGGGAGAATTGCTTACTCACTCCCTTGTCGTCTCCGACCTTCGGGATCTTTACTGTGTTGATTTTATTCAGTTTACGGGACGATTCATAACTAAATGAACCAAGCTCGAACCCTATACGGGGAAGAGATATTGCCACAGACTTAGAAATATTCGGATCCTCTCTCAGACGAGTGAGGAATTTTTCCTTGGGACCATAGGATAGCGGTATTTTCATTTTCTGTTTAATGACACCACTCTTATCCTTTCTAATAAGATAAATCTCATTGAACATGGAACCAAAACCTATGACAGTTCTTTTCAGTATTTCGTGATAGTAAGGATCAGCACCTAACATTATATTTCTCCAAACGGATTAGAATCCGTAAAATCTATTATTCCATCTGACTCTAATTGAAGCCAATCATTGATAGAACCCTTATCTATATCATCTATAGAATATTCTTCTTGCATCATGTTAAACCCATTTTCAAGGAATAATTCTCCGGAACCATCTTCAAGAAGGAAATCGTACAGATCAATTGTATTAGTAGATCGGGTATCTTCGATCAAATCTATTTCAGGAACACCAGTATCAAGAGCCTCGTTTGAATACTCAAAGAGTTTACATGTCAATGTAAATACTGGAATATTATGAAGTCTTTCGAAATCTTCTTCCTCTACGAAGGTAATTTCAAATAATTTCTTTCTATGCTGAGAAGGAAAGTATATCAAATCCCCTTCATTTGGACGAGTAGAGGATATAAGGTTTTGATCAAGAGATATAAGTTGCTCGAATCGAAGTCTCGAGACTTGGAATTTAGCTTCATCTCTTAGTTCAAGACCAAATTTTGATAGAGCATCCGCTTCACCGGAACCCATAGATTCATTTTCATAATACATTTCAATGACATATGCATCATTAAATTCTCCCAGTATATCTTCCCCAAATAACTTATCTTCGCGAACTAACTTTCGGGGAAGGTAATAAACATCGGTACCAAATGCCTTTATTTGCTCTATGATTATTTCTTCGTAGAGACGAGATTCAGGTTTATATGAATGATTGAAGTAAGATGAGGTAGCCACGATCTATCCTATCATGAAATCAAGTGGAGCTTGATATGTAGATATTATCTTCTCTTCAAGTTTTTCAATTTCTTCCTGTGCCTGAGAATAGATAGTATCTGCATCGATCTCGACGCCACCGATCATTGCGATACCTTTAAATTTCTGTAGGTTTTGACCCCACTGTCTTTTAATGAGTGCAGTTGCATATCTCTTGAGGAACATATCATTATAGAGTTTAACCGCCACGGAGGGATCGGTTTTTCTGTAGCATTCAATTAATATAACATCATCCACCTTAAATACATCTGACCATTTATCATCGAAGTATAATTTAGAAGCTAAATGATTAAATCTAATTGAGGGTTTATCATTTAATAAGTTATCTAGCATATCAATATGAGTTCTCATAGTCTCATAATTAACGAGACCTTGATCCGAAGATAAGTCGATTAGTCCAGATTGATTTATGACTGCTTGATTATACCAGTTAGCACCAAATGTTGTGGATGGGTGATACACATTGAGAATAGATATAACAGAATCCGGAAGGGGGAACCAATTATTTTTATCTGTCCAAGTCGCAGAAACTGAATCCTGCGTTGCTACAGAAGAATTGATTGTTCCACTTCGATCTAAATCTCCCTGTGTAATAGTATGGGACAGGTAAAGTCTCTCAATACCATCATAGTGGAATTGACCAAAATATTCTAGGGATTCATCTATTCTGTCGGATATCTGATCTACATCGACATTAATATCAACGACAGGTTTACCGAGTCTTCGTAGACAATATTCAGATAATTCCGATT